CCAACAGCCATTTCAGAACCAGCGTGGAACTCTTGAAGAACAAAGTCACCGTCATAGGCATTGCTCTTCTTCCACTTGTTCAACATGAACACCATGTCTCGCCAGTCTTTAGAGCAATAGCTAAGAGCTTTATCTCCATCACCAATAGGCTTAGACACAAAGCGTTTGTCCTTGTTACTAAGAACGTGGGAGATAGCCTCATCGTACTTAGAGAACTTCATGGTAGGAATAATTGGGATACCAGCTCTCTCAAAGACAGCAGCTCCGTACTCCCGATCCTGTTCCCAACGAGCACCTTCTACATTGCAGCCATAGATAGGATAGCCTTTACGACGATAGCTCTCAAGTTTTTGGATGTAACGACTGTTGTCAGTAATAAAAATAAGGTCAGCCCAGTTCATACTGGGTTCCCAATCAGCCACTTTCTTGAAACAGTCCATACCATCACCGTTCTCACAGCGACTACCATCAAAGTTGTTACGCATGTACACACGTACTTCATGACCACAGGCAGCAGACTTGATAGCCAAGTCCATAGAGAAGCCACAGTCAAACTGGTCGATGATTAGAAGTTTCATTGTTGATCCCAACCTTTTTCCTTAGCCTTCTCTTTGTAACGTTTAGCAGCTTCTTTAAGTTGTTTCTCACGTTCGGCTCTTTGTTGTTTACGTTGTTCGGCAGTGCCACCATAAATGGGAAATCCTAATGTTCCCAGTAACGCTCTCTTAGCACCTTCTCCTTCAGGAGCAGTACTAGCTGCTGATACTTGAAAAGGCACAGCCATTTTACCTACAGCTTCTAATCTACCAACAGCACTGCGGTCAACTAACTTAGGAGCATCAGGAGATGCGTACTCCAAACCACCAATACCAACAATAGCAGCTTTTGGTATAAACCCTAACTTGTTAGACAAGGTTTTATCTGGATCAGCAATCCAGTGGTATGGTTCCATAGCGTGCTTCATAGCTTGCATAGACGTACCATCGGGCCACTCAATGCGAGTTGGATCTTTGTTTTCCCAGATAGGTCTGTTAGCTGTCATCATGTTGATAGCGTTCAACAGGGTGAAGTAAGTCAGAGCAGTCTTGAACTGATACAACCTAGCGTAATCTGCTTTAGTTGTAGGAGCCATCATGCCCTTGATGCCTTCTACAGGTTGCCATTTAGTTGGGTTAAGGTCTTTAGGCAGAGCAGCAGTAAAGGCACGGAGAGTAGAGATAGTCCAGTCAGGAGCAAACAATGCTAGTTGCAATGCTCTACGACCAGCAGGGTTGTATGCCGCCATAGCAATACGTTTACCCATCTCAGTACGAGAAGACGTAGCAGCTTCAAACCAATTCAAACCACCAAAGGAGTCATTGACAAAGTTAGAGATCTCTTTACGAGCTTTAGTCTCATCAAATGGTTTGCCTTCTTTAGCAGCTTGGATACGGGCTTTTTCTAAGTAACCTTCTGCAACCATTAACTTACCACCAGTGTGCAAGTAGTCCCAGGTAAACTTATCAAACAGACCAAGGGTAAGCTTCTCAGTAGCACTCAAAGACTTCTCAAGGATACGAGTACGAGGACCAAACTTAGCAATCATTTGATCAGCAAACTTACCACCTGCAGCAAGGATACCTTGAGATACGTCTTCAGGCATCTCTAATTGAAGACCACCTTCTCGAATCCATTTGTCAGTGCTATCACCTAAACCACCATTACGGAACTGATCAAGAGCTTTGGTAATAGCAGCTTCTTTTGTTCCTAGTAACTTATCAGCAGCACTAAGAGCCAACTCTTTAGCAGGAGTCCAAATAGGAATGCCTGTACTAGAGATAACTTCTAACAGAGACTTAGCGTGGAAGAACGATCCAATAACGTTAATGCGTTTAGCAGCTTGAGAGATAGTCCCTAAAGCTTTCATCAAGTCACCAGGACCAGAGTCAAACACAAACTTCAATGGAGCAACCAAATCAGGATGCACGGCATAGCCAGCAAACTGGGGACTTTGCATCATTTCCCAACCTTCTGGTTTAGCTTGCTCTTTAGTCACTTCACGGATCAAAGACTCACCGTTAACATTACGAACTTGTTTTAAGTTATCCACAAGAGTTTTGTTCTCAATTGCTTTTTGCATTGAGCTTGCGTACTCTTTATAGATCTCTGCAATGTCTTTGGTCTTAATCTGTAAGCGCCACTGACTATCACCCTTAGCAGCAATACGAGAGTTAGCCTCATTGATAAAGGCTTCTAAGTCAGCAAAGGTTTTAAAGACACGTTGTTTACCAAACTTAGACTCGGTGGTCATGCCACGCATAGCACCAGCTTCACTAGGTGTTCCTAGTAACGCTTGAATAAATTCTTCACGAGCACCCTTGGGAGCACCAGCCCAATCAATGATGTGGGTTACGTAGTCTTCAAGCAGACCCTTAACAACACCCTTCTCAACAGCTTTATCACCAATTGCTTTAACAAGCTCTTGGTACTTCTCAGCAACTTTAACTTCTTCTGGGCTAAGACCAGAGAGATCACCCTTGTCAACAGCCTCTGCAATAGCTTCTCTACGAGCAGCATCAGGGATAGCTTCAGCCATCCGTTTAGCTTCGTTGTGAATGATACGAGCATCAGCCATTTTGTTGTTGATATTCATACCAACAAACTTTTCGGTTTCCTTAACAGGTTCTAACCAAGACTTCTGATACTCTTTAAATCCTTCAAAGAACTTAACAGCATCTACTTCACCATGTTTGGCATAGATGTCTGCAGCAATGTCATACATCTCTTGCTCAGTAGCAACATCACGAGGAGAAGTTTTAGTGCGATCTACGGGAGCTTCTTTGGGAGGCTCAGGGGGTAGCTCACCAGATGAGCTAGCCTTTTTCTCTGCTAATGTTTTAAGAGCAGCTTTGTTAGTCTGATCTTCGTAAGCACCTTTGTCTTGACCCTCTACACGAGGAGTCTTAACGTGCTCTGCTTCGTGTTGAATAACAAAGTCAATCCACTCTTGGGGAGTCTTAAACGCATCCTCTGGTAAAGGTTCTACACCTTCTACCTTTGGTTGAGTCCAAGGTTTGTCTTCAAACTGTTGATACAGATGATCTATATCTATATCAATACGAAGTGGATTACCTTTTGAATCTCGACGAGTTTTAGCGCCAATTTTATCGCCAGTTGCTTCACGAGTAATATCAGTTGATTTAACAACAGGGATACCTTCAATAGAAGCAGGAACATCAGCCAGCTTAAAGCGGTCATCACCAGCACTACGTAAGTCACCACTGTGCAGACCATCTTCAGGCATTTGAAGCTTGTGATCTTCGGGGATCTGACCAGTACTCTTAGCCTGATCAACAGCTTCTTTGCGATCTAAGAAGCGACCATCTTCTGTAAGGAACCCTTGATCATGGGTGTCTTTAGTTTCTGCTTTACGCTTCTCACTGTGCTTAGGACCAAGAGGTTCAATCTCACCAGTCTCTTTGTTCTTAATAGCAGTTTGAACCAAAGGAGACTTAGACTCACGTTCTTTTTGAATCTCCTTAACCTTTTGCAAGAAGACAGCCTTCTCTCCCTCTGTAGCACCAGGAGGAGGTTCAGGGGGCATTGCAGGAGCAGTTGCAGCTTTTGGTTTAGGCAATACAGCTTGAGCAGTCTTCTCACCTGCCTCAAACAAGCTTTTACCAGCACGATTAAACCCAGGCATAGCTGCACCAGCAAGGCCAACGGCTCCCACTTTAATTGGGTCAACCTTACCAGTTTCTACAAACTCTGATCCAGCTTCAATACCTGCTTGTAAGCCTGCACCTGCTGCACGTTGTACCAAAGGTTTAGTCAACACCTTACCTGCAACTTCAGGTATGGTCTTAGGAGACATACCTGCAAGGTTAGTAAGAGTCTCAGCAGCAAATGTTCCGTAAGGGTACTGTGCCTTCTCAGCTTGACGTTGTTTGTAATCCTCTGGAGCAAATGCTTCATGTAACATATTTGTTACTTTTTGAGCAGCACCAGAGTAAACAAACGCACCACCAAGACCACCAGCCAGCTCAATAGCACCAGCAGTAATGGGTGCAAATGGGCCTGTTAACGGGGCTACAGCAGCAGCAACGGGAGCAGCTAAGGTTGCACCAGTACCAAAGCCTGTAATACCCGCAGCAGCACTTGGTACAGACTCAATAGAGGTACGAATAATGTTGTGGATAGACCCAGGTTGTTCTGGAGTAGTAGCACCAACCTTTTTAGGTTGTTCAGCAAGAGTAGCTGTAGATGGATCAAAGCTTTTAGCAGCAGGTTTATCTTCTGCTAACGTAGCGGTACTAGGATCAAAAGCCATTATTGTGGCTCCCATTTACCATTTACATACTTTGCTTTATTGCCATTAGCATCGGTGTAAACTTTACCTTCCTCAAACTTTGGGGCACTAGGTTTGCTACTAGTAACATCACCCTTAGCTGCAGCAGGAGTTTCAATCTTACCTCTGCTAGGAGCAGCTTTAGGCTTGTCGTCTTCTGGAGGAACATAGGAAGCTAGTTGACGTTGCAACTCTTCAACAATTGTTTTCTTTCCAGGGAACTCGGGAGCACTGACAGCAAGGTCTAATTTTCTTTTAACAAGCTTTTGTTCAAACTCATTCTTTTCTTTAACAGCTTTGATGTATGCAGTGTTAGCAGCATCGCTAGGCTCTCTAGAGTACCAAGGAATGCTTTTAGTGCGAGCAGCTTCTGCCTCTTGAACTTTCTTCTCAAGAGCAGCTAAAGGTTTTTCAGAAGACCTATCAATAGCTTGGTCAGCACGTTCGTAAGAACTCCAACCCAAACGTTCTTCTTTATCAGAGCCACCACTATGACTAATCATTCTGGCTTCAATAAGAGCATCAGCACGGATACGAGCAATACGCTCGTTAGACTCTGCATGAAGTTTTGCTTTATCAACTTCAATAGATTTGAGCTGAGTAGCTAATTGGCCTTTAGCATTAAGCATTAAATTCTTAGTAGCTTCTTTCTTCTCAGCACCAGACATCTTGTCCCAGTTTTCTTGGCCTACTTGGTCTACCAATGCTTTACGATTAGCTTCAGGAAGCTTTGCTACAAAAGAATTTACTTGATCATCAGGTACAGCAGAAATAACACCATAAGCATTACCTATTTGTTGGGCATTTTGATCTAGTTGTTTTTGGCTATCAGCAATCTTACGAGAAGCATACAACTCAGAAGACTGCAAAGTTTTAGCACCATTCTCAACATCACCAGATTCAAACTGTCTAGCAGCCATCATCTGCAGACGTTTAACATCGTCAGCAGCTTGATATTCAGGACTACTAGCAAGCTTTTGTAAAGCAGCTTTAGAGTCTTGAGATGCTTTAAAACCAGAGTCGGCTATTAAGTTAGCAAGTTTACTACGTTGAACGTTAGCTTGTTCTTGTTGTAGCTTGAGCTGTTTCTCTTGCATCTTGTTAGCTTCAACTTGCTGAACATTAGGCATTGCAGCCATGTTCTGCTGAAGCTGTAAAGCAGCTTGACTACCAGCAGCTACATCGGACATTAAGAGTGGCATATTATTTCCTTATCCACCAATGTAGCCAGTGAAGTCCATACCAGCAGTAGGTGCGCTACTTCCACCAGCCATAGACGACATACCACCGCCTACCATAGAAGCGTTACCAGCATTAGCTGCTTGCATACCTAACACTTGTGCTCCAGTAGGATTGGTATACATGTTATTACCAAACAAACCTGAAGTACCAAGAGTACCCATACCTTGACCAAGAGCTTGCCAACCAGCTTGTTGTTGTTGCATACCAAGTTGAGCTGCAGCAGCGGGATTAAATCCAGCACCAGCACCACCAGACAGTTGACTTAAGTAGTTAGTCATAAAGCCAGAGTAGCTTTGTTGACCAAGTTTTTGTAAGGCAGCTTCTTCATTCCCAGAGTACAACATACCAGAGCTAGCAGCACTGGCTTTGTTAGCAGCCATAGCAGGATCAACAACACCTGTTTGGAACTGTGTGTACCCAGGCATCTGTTGAATGTTTGCACTCTGTCCAGGCTGTAAATAACCAGCATACATCTGAGCCAATTGAGCTTGGTATGGAGCCATTGGATTAGCTACATTAGTAGTACTAGAACCACCAGTTAAGGCACCCCCAGTAAGGGAATTAATACCACTTGCAATACCTATAACAGAACCAATCATGGCTAATGGCATGTCAGACTCCTACTTCATTAAACGATTTAACAAGCTCTAAAGATTCTTTAGCTTGTTCATTGGACACTTGATCATCAGCCCAAAGACATAGCCACACAACATCTGTTACAGCAGCAACAGTGTGAGTACTATCTTTGGGGATACTAACTATCTGATACCCAGTTAAACGGGTAGTTACATTGTTGATAGTCACATCAGCAGTACCAGAAACTAGTACTGAGAGGTGAGCATGTTTGTGTTCGTGAGTGCCAATAAAGTAACCAGCATCAATCTTTGTTTCTACAACAAAAACTTTACCGCTCTCTTCATCACCACCAAAAAATTGTATATCCATGATTATCTCTTATATTGAGTACTACCGCCAACACCTTGCTCTTGATCCATCTCACCTATGCGAAAATCAATTTCAGCAACATTTAAGCGAAGAGGTACGTTGTCTGTACACAAGAACTGCCAAGACCTACGACGATCAGCACCACTTAAATACACTTGAGAACGAGTTGCATTTAGATTAACAGGACGAGGTACAGAGTAACTAACGTAATCATTACCTGAATGACTAATGTACATAGTACCAGGTACCTTATCACCAACTATTTCTAAACGACCATAGAACTTACGTTTAGTAGTTCCGTTGTCCATGATATTAGTAACAGACCTACAGTAGATAGGTTGTCCGTTATCTTGATAGACTTCAGTGTTTAACTGGTACAAAATAGCCCTATCGTCATCTAAGCAGTAGGGGATGTTGTTTAACTCAGCATAGAACGTAGGACGGAAGTACATCTCATAGTACGTACCTGGGTTAGGCTGATCATTAGATGCCATAGCCCATTGAGTCCACGTGTACCACATCTTCTCATCAATGTCGTACACAAGAGTTTTGTTTGAATCAATAAGAGTTAGGACATAGAACGTATGACCACTAGTCTTGTAGCAATAGGCACGTACGTTAGCTAAGTCATCAGCTTCTAAGTGACGATCAATGTGGCTAGTAGACACCTTAACAGGAGATACACCATCCATGATGTACACAGACTTGCCGTAAGTACGAGTAGTACCAACCCACAGTACCGTGTTACTAGTAGCAACAATGCTGTCCCCATTAGCACAACCAATTTCATTGGTGTAGCTAGCAGCTAGGGCAAGAGGAGAACCAGGATAGTTACCAGCATCGTAGAAGAACTGCGTACTAGTAGCACCAAAGGCTATAAGATAGTTCAGGTGTTTAGCAATACCAACAAGGGTATCTGTAGTCTGTTCAAAGCTTAAGAAGCTAAGAGCGTTCCAAGACTTAGGATCACCAAGGTTGCAGTTGTAGATGCGGTTATTAGTTGTACCTATAAACACATAGTTGTCTAGGAACACAGCACCAGATACAAACGGACCACTGGGGAACGAGTTAAGAGCTGGAGTTAACACAGCTCCGTTACCCAAGTCTTGAATAGTAACCGTACCAGATACGTCAGCAACGTTAGCAATGTTTAACGTAAGGGTTGTACCGTTGATGCTAGTAACGTAAGCGTTAGGAGCCACACCAGTACCTGTAACGTACATACCTGTATACACACCTGTAGCACTGGATACGGTGATCTCGTAGAACCCATTAGAGCCTGTAGCAGTAGGTGTTTGGGTAGCAGGAAGGTTAACTGTACAAGTACCAGCGGAGCTAAGACCACTACCAGGGTTAGTCAGGGTTACAGTACTAATAAGCCCGTTAGTAACAGTGGCGGTAGCAGCAGCGCCACTAGCAGAAAGGCTAAGGGTAATACCACTGCTGTAATTAAGCCCAGGATTGTCAATGCTAATATTGACAAGGTAGGTATTACCAATAGCACTAAAAGAGCCGCCTTGAGTAAGTAGATAACCGTTGACTTTGTTTTGGATAAATAAGTAAGAGTCAAGGAATGTCCTTACAAAGTAGCTTTGACTAGTAGATGCAGACGTAGTACCAATGGTACTCACAGACGGAGTACTAGGATTAATCTGGTACACCGTGTTATTAATAACACCAACCAAGTTACCGTTGTATGGGGTTAACCCTTGTGCTTGGGTGTAAGCGGGTGGAGTTACGGGTGTTACTTGAGTAACGTATTGCAACCCAGGACGTTTAACCCAATCACGCTTACCACCACTAGTATCAAAGAAAACGTTAGCAGAATACGAGTCAGTAGCAAAAGACCCGTTACGACTTTCAATAGGTTGGGTAAGAGCAATACGTTCGGTAGTCATGCTTACCGTCCGTAAGAGTTAGTATTGGTAGACCTAAACTCAGGCATAAAGAAAGTACTAGAAGCTTCAACGTCCCAATCAGACAGCTTTTCTTTGTACATAGCAGCACGTTGCATAATCTCTTGGCGGTAGTTCATAGGAACACCGTACTGCATAGACAGCTCATCAGCTAGTCCCCAGACCAAATAATTCTGCCACTCAATAGGAAAGTCAGGAGTATCAGTAGACGTACCAGTGTTTAAGGTAACGTCATTGATAGGCATCTGAGCAATCACGTGCAACTGAATGTTAGTCTGCGAGTTAAGGTCAGGAGTCAAATACACATACAACACACCATAGGTACTACGTGGATCGTAGAACAAAGTGTTAGCAGTACCAGTAGAAAACTTAGATCCCAATACGTTGTATTCTTGTTTAGATACAAGTAATACAGGTGTATCAATAGGAGGAGACACTTGAATGTTACGGTAGAACCCCTGGATGATCTTCAAAGGTTTGTCAGTAATAGCTACCGTAGGATTCAACGAGTCATACATCAACGTAGAAGAAGATCCACCCAGTGTGTATGTAGTTTGATTAGCTGTAGTAGGAATGATCAACTCAGAGATCTTCCACAGCTTAAGACCGTCAATACTTGCTTGTTTAATGAGCAAGTTAAGAGCCATCAAAGCATTAGCGTAGGTGTTTGAATCAGGAGTATCCCCAATTTCAAGAACACCTAACCGACCTAATGCTAGGGATATGATCTGACTGCTGCTAATACTGTAGGTAGAACTCATGTTGTTTATCCAATAAGGAAGCTGTTTAAGCTAGGAGCTATCTTACTAGGAACCATACAGCCAGGAATACCTGAGCTAGGTATAGCGTATGAACCCTCTAGGGTACACACAGGACGGTATCCGTTATCCTTGTTAGCTGCAGCACAATCAGCTACGCCATAGTCTGCAACCCCATTAATACCAATGAGGTCACATACAAAAATAAATTGATCTTGCTGCTCTGATCTAACGAATGGTGGTGTCTGAATATCAGCAACACCGTGTACGTAGTCTTGAGGTTGACGAGGTTCCCAATCACCTTGGCAGACCATAAGTCCGTCCCAACGTAACCGTAACTCACTTTCTTTGTACTTGCGACCACACTGGTCACATATAACTAGCCAGGAACCATTGTCCCATCTTGATCTGTAAGACATAGAATGTTCCTAGTAACAAGTTTGTTAGCGCACCTTTATGATTTGACCTCTAAATTCAATGTGGTCTTTATCAAATTTATGTACAAGTTCTGGGTATAACAGTCTGCCATTATGGAATGTTAAGACAGCAAAACCACTGGCCCAGTTTGTAGGATTGTCTTCAGTATAGTTATAAAATTGTGGTCCGTCAATTTCTGATAGACAACCAGTATCTACACCAAACCTACGTCCATTGTAATCTGTAAATCCAGTTACTTTTAAAGCGTGGAGATGTCCTGTAACAATAGATACTCCGCTATTAAGAGTGTTGTTATGGGTAGCGTGGATACCACCTTTCCAACGATGCTTAACGACTACATGATCAGTAGGCCAACAAGACCAACATATATCCCAAGCAGGTACGTGGTCACTAAGACGACTACCCTGCACACCTTCTAGTAGGGGAGCATTAGCTGAGATGTAGTTCTCAAACCTAGCGTCATGGTTCCCAAGTGGGAATGTAAGTTTGACGTTATGCCTGGCTGCCTTAGCAGCATCTTCTATTTCACCTAACGCTTCTTTGCAAGCCTTAAGCTCTTCAATAAGCGTCGGGTTTTGTGTCCAGCCAATTCGGGGCCATCTACCGCTGGTACTCCCATCAAAAGCGTCACCGTTACAGATAACAGCCTTTGGCTGGAGTTCCTTAATAAGATGTAACAAACCATCAAAAGCAGTGGAACGAATCCCAGGCCAAAAATGAGCATCAGAAAATACGATGACAGTTCCATTTTCTATTCCTAGCAGCTTACGAGCTGGATGTTCCCGAGAGACTATTCTTTGACCAGAAGTTACTAGAAGTTCTCCGTATCTCTCTTCTAGGTTTCTTCTACGTTTGTTTAGACCTCTAATGCCTAAACCAGTTATCTCAGAGATTCTAGTCAATGATCCATGAGTTTCCCATAGAGCTTTAAACTCTTGATCACTTACTTTAGGGGTAGGCATAATTGTTCCAGTCGCAGTTATGGTGGCTCGATTAACACTTGACAGTGTTACGCCAATATGTCAGGCGAGGAACAATTTAGATTCTTCTGCTCTACGAGTAACTAAACCAGGAAGAACTTTACCAGCAGCTTTGTTCCACTTATCAAACTCTGCAGCAGCACCATCAAAGTCACCGCTGTTAATTAGTCGAAGCATAGTACTACCTTTGTAGTTACCCATGCCTACGTTGTATACAAATGAACAGATAGCAGCTTTCTGATTGTCATTCAGAGGCACATGAGTAACAGCATCAATGCGATCACCCAGTGTATGCAGACGACCTAACAAGTCTTCTTCAGCTTGTTCTTGTGTCCACACAGTACCTTTCTCAATGTCAGAACCAGTAGCACCATAGCCAATAGTCCAAGGATCACCACCTGTAGCAGGATCAGGGTAAGCAGTTAGCTTACAACCTTCGTGACGTTTAATTTCTTGTGCAGCAATTTCTAACCAGCTCATTGTTTAGGTTCCAATAAAGAGTTGTACGAATCAATACAAGCGTTAAGTTTGTTTATGGCGTTATCACCACGCTCGGTGAGGGAGACAAGAGCTTGAGCAGCTCCTGGGTCAATGTTGCAGCTTCCGGCGTTATTGCTATTGGCAACGGAGGGATCACTGGACACTGGGCTACTACAGGAACCGGCGATTGACAACCGAACAGAGCCAGAGGCAATATGATCCCTAAGCTCCGCAGCAGCTTGATTGGCCTTGGCTTGCGTAGAGGCCAAATTGCTAGAAATGTTGGCAACTGTTCTGTCTCGTTCATCACTGATCTCCTTTGATCTTTGGTTTGCTGCAGTTAAAGCCGCTTGAGCTGCGGCACGTTCTTCACTTATTCC